AGCTACACCACAAAAAGTTGCTGCCCCTACTGGTAAAACTTATGAAATTGGTGGTCGAAAAATGCCAGTACCGCAAATTCCTAGTGGTCGTGACATTTTACAGGGTGGATTAAAAGCAGTAGGTCAATTTGCTGAGGGTGAATTTTTACCTTCAACCAAAATGATACCTTATCCATTACCACAAAGTCGTATTGGCCCTGCTGGTAAAGAAGTAACTGACTATAGTACTCAGTATGCTAGCCCTCGTGAGATTTGGCAGAAAACTATGCCTGCGCTTGGCCCTGCTGAATCTGAGCTTTTAAGTACTGCATCTTTACCGACAAAAGGTGCGCTAAGTACTGCGGCACAAGCTGCGGTAAACGCACCGAGTAATGTGGCGAAACGTCTATTACGGGGTAGTGATGCCAAAATACCTGAAATTCAGCAACGTATTCAAACAATGCGTGATGTGGGTGCCCCTATTTCAGCAGGTGAAGCTCTTGGTCCAGGGTGGCTACAATCTTTGGAAAAAGGTGCGGGTAAAATCCCTGGCGGTTCAGGCGTGATGAAAGCCTTTGCTGAAAAGCAACGTACTGCTATTGCTAATAAAGCTACATCAGTGGCTGACAGCTTAGCTGAAGTCGCTGACCCTCGTATCGCAGGTATGAGGATTGAACAAGGTATTGGTGGTAAAGGAGGCTTTATGTCACGCTTTCGTAAATCACAAGAAGCACTATATTCCGCTGAAAGCGCCTTAATTCCTGACAATACCCGTGCGCCAGTGTCTAACTTACAATCAGTATTTTCCACCATCAATGCTGGCACAAACGAGGCTTCTGCGCTTACTGAAATTATCAAAGGTAACTCAATCCCTAATTTAGAACGTGCGTTAACTGCTGACTTGGGTGGTAAACCAAGTGCGCCAAGTTTAGTGCTTGGGCCATCGGGGCAACCTTACATGGTGCCAGGTGTTGAACCTAAAACAACTTTACCTTTAGGTGAGCTTCGTCGCATTAGAACATTGGTCGGTGAGAATATTCAAAACCCCAATTTAACATCCGATGTATCAACATCCACATGGAACCGTATTTACGGTGCATTAAGTGATGACATTAAAGCTGGTGTGGAAGGCACAGGTAATCCTAAAGCAATCAAAGCCTTCAATCGTGCCAATAGTTTTACTAAAGCTGGCCATGCTCGAATTGAGGAAGTGCTTAATAAAGTCATTAAAGATAAGACTCCTGAAAAAGTGTATAACGCTGCTATTGGTCAAACTAAAGATGGCTCAACCGTTATCAATGGTGTAATGCGCTCATTGTCACCTGCGGAACGAGATGTAGTTAAGTCATCAGTAATACGTGACTTAGGTACTTCAGGAAAAGACGCACCATTTGACGTAAACACTTTTTTGAATAATTGGGAAAATATCCGACCTGACGCTAAGCGTGCATTATTCTCAGGTCAAGATGGTAAATTGCGTACGGACTTGGATAACATCGCCAAAGCTTCTAAATTGGTCAGCGAGTCCACTAAACCTGGTGCCTTTGAGCAATTAGGTATTAAAAGCTCGGCAGGTATTGTGGCCGCCACTGTTCTTTTACGTGGTGCTGAAGTATTTAAGCTAGCAGGTGCGGCTGGTGCGGCAAGTAAATTATCAGAACGCCTGTTTACCAATCCTAAATTCGTTGACTGGTTAGCCACAAGTATAAAACCAGCGGTGGGTGTAGCAACTGAAATCACACCTGCTTACATACCACAAGCATTGACTGTATTGACTAATGCAATGCAAAATGAACCCGATGACGTACAACAAGCTGCACAAATGTACGCACAAGGTGTAATGCAACAAAATAAACCGCCTGCCCCTCCACAAGTATCAAGGTAGATAAGCACCATGAGCAAAAGACTTTTAATTATTGACAACGCATCCAACTGCCTAGATATGGCTTTACGCGCCCAAAATGCTGGGTGGCAAGTTAAATGGTTTGACCGAGCTAGACCCGATGGTTTACCTCGCCTAGCTGGCAAAGGGATGGTTGATAAGATTGACGACTGGAATGACATTCCTAAAAAGTGGATGGACTGGGCTGACCTTATTTACTTGCCTGATAACGTGCATTACTTGCAGTTTATGGAGCCGTATCAGCAAAAAGGCTACCCTATTTTAGCTCCCACAGTAGAAGCGGCTGCACTTGAGCTAGACCGTGATGCTGGTCAAAAGGCGATGAAAGAAGTCGGTATTAACATCATGGAGTCTAAAGCGTTCTTTGACTACGACGCTGCTATTTCTTTCGTTAAGAAGCACCCACAATTCCTCGTATCTAAGCCATCAGGTGACGCTAACAAAGCATTGTCTTATGTGGCTTCCGACCCTGCTGACCTTGTGTACATGCTTAACCGCTGGAAAGGTAACGAAGCCTTGCGTAAAGCGGCTAAGGCTGAAGGCTTTATTTTGCAAGAGCGAAAATACGGTATTGAGATGGCTGTGGGTGGTTGGTTCGGGCCAGGCGGTTGGTCACAATGGTTTTATGAGAATTGGGAATATAAGAAACTCATGGCTGACGACTTAGGCGTAAACACAGGCGAAATGGGTACTTTATCTCGCATGACTAAGAAAAGTAAGCTGGCTGAGCAAGTGTTGCTACCAATGACCCCTATCCTTGAGCGTTTAGGTTATGTGGGCTACATCGACAACAACTGTATCATTGACGATGAAGGCCCGTGGCCAATGGAATTCACAATGCGTGATGGCTGGCCAACTAAACACAATGTGACAGCGCATATCAAAAATGCTGACCCTATCCAATGGCAACTAGACTTGCTCAATGGTGAGGATACGATTGAAGCGATTGAGGGTGAAGTATGTATCAGTGTGGTTATTGCATTGCCTGACTTTCCGTATTCAAAAATTACCAATAAAGAGCTTTGTGGTATTCCTATCCGTGGTGCGGATGACGAGGAACGTATCCATTTATCAGAAGTCATGCTTGGTGTATCACCTCGCATGGTTGGCGATAAGGTCGTAGATTTACCAGGATTAGTAACTTGCGGTGACTACACAATGGTTGTGACTGGCACAGGTGACACTATCACCAGCGCACGTCGCAATGCTTACAGTGCAGTTAAGAAGGTTAAAATTCCTAATAGCCCATTCTACCGCCCTGACATTGGTGCTGGTCGAATGAAAAAGCAACTGCCTGAGCTACATAGGAAGGGCTACGCTAAGGGCTTGGAGTTTTAGCCATGACACGCAGCGCACTAATGGATGGGTTGGTCACCGAACAGACTATACGTGACGCGCTCACGTTTGGTAAAGGTGACTTATTTCTCGCATCCGCATATCTCAATTGCACCGCCCGTGAGCTAGATAGCTATATCCGCGCTTCCGAGGAGTTGCAGGGATTTGTGGCCGCCATCGCTAAGGTCAAGCTAGACCCTGAGTACGCTCGTATGAGCCGTGAGCAGTTTGAGGACCAGCTTGAGCTAATGACACGTAATTACAAGATGGATGCTCTCAGCGTCATTCACGACATGGCGATGATGGGNTACGACTCAGCCGCGATGGCTGAAGTTAAACTCAAGGCNGCTATAGCACTCAAAGGTAGCAGTAATGANCCTGTGCGAAATAACGGACAAAATTCTATTCTTGTGGAGTTGAATCAGATTTATCAAACACACGCCCCAAGAATAAAGAGTGTGCGCGTTTCTCAAATCGAATTTGCTCAAGATGAGCAACCTGCTCAGGTGTTATCGGATATTTAGGTGCGGTATCAATTAGGTTTCGCATCTTAAACCACTGTGCCCGATTAGCCACTGTAATAGCATCCTTCACGTACTTGGGTGACGGCTTGTATCCATTTTGTAGCANGTAAATCGACGGCAATTTTCTAATTGAACCCTCACGGTACAACTGCGTAAGTGTATTCATNTTGTTATAGAAGTCNCCAGGTAACNTTAGGAACGGTATCATTCGATAGCCATTGTAGATGCTAGGTAGGGACTCAATCGCCTTATACATTTCCATCAAGTGTGGATTATCAGGTTCAGCCATCGGTGCAATCACGTCATAACGCACAAAGTTACCCCTAAAGCCGTACTCTCGGAATAGCTTGTTGACCTGTGAAACGGTTGCCCCAGTTATTTCCATAATGTCACCAGCTTCAAACACCGAAGTTTCATCAGGATTAAACCCTGAGTAATCTAAGGCCGCTTGATGTATATCGCATAACTTACGCTGACGTAATCCCTCAGCCACCATCAGCATTGTGGATGTAAGATAGGAGGTTGGGTATCGCTTCTCAATTAACTCTTCGTGCAAAGCCCATGTGGGAGGTTTGTAAATCACGACCTCACGGTTCACGCGCTTGGCAAATTCAGCGTAACGATGATAGTTGTTAGGGGCTTCCACAAAGAACATCGCATCGCACTCAGGCACTAGGTCGACACGTTTTGATGGGTAATAAAACATCAGTCCACGTTGCGCCATCCATTGCTTGATTTGCATATTAGCTATCGGTAGCGTGGCTTTGACCATTACCCCTTTAATATCCACAAGGTCGTTACCACGCAAGCGGATAGGGCGAGGGTTTTCATAGTTGATATACAGCACACATCTATCATTGCGCTCAACCATCGTGCGGATGGCCACTTCCATGTTGTCGGTTTGATATATTTGAGGCATATCAATTCAGTAAATTAGTTTTACGCTCAGCCATAATTAGCTTTGCGTGATTGATTAAGCGTTCAAGCTCGGTCACATCGTAACCCCCTTGTGGAAGCATGACGATAATTTGCCCGTCATCCATTAGCGCAAACTGAATTTCTACTTCTTTTGGTGCATCAATCATCATGCCCCCACGTCAGCTAAGATTGACTTAGCCTCATCTATGTAAAATTGATAATCTATGTCGCTAGGTAAGCTATCAGGTAACTCCATCAAGGGTCTAGCCCCATCGCTACGAGCAACCTTATTGCCATTATTTTTGTATTCAATGCAGCGAGCCTCACCCGCAGCATAATACCAGCGTACCGCCTTGCCCAAGTACTGACCGTCATACAATGCACCCCCCTTAACTTGTCTTACCGTAAGAAATTTACGTACGTCTAAGCATCCTGTGATTGACTGCTCAACTGGCGTACCATCCGTCAGATACTTAATGACGGCATCCACACAAATCGTACTATTCGGGTTCTTACCAATGTCAGTCGTAGCATAAGCCCCTTTGGTCTTAACGTACCCATCGGACTTGATGGCCAAGTAATTATTAACATCCCGTGAGTACAGCGCGGAATATCTAGTTTCCTCAGTTTCAAGCCCTGACACTAACTCCCAAGCCATAATAATGGCGTTGAGTATGTTGAGCTTGTCCGTAGGACACTTACTCACCACACCATCCGTATTAGCACTCACCACCGTAATACCAGCTTCTTCTAAGGACTCAATCAGCATCAATAGTGCCAACTGCCCAGTAAGCGTCACTTGTATCAGTAAGTCAGGTGAATAAAGCACCGACCACTTGCTACCGAGTTTACCAAATGACCCGTTGACACAAATCTTAAGCGCGTCAGCCATGACCTTATTACCATTGCGCTTGGCTTCAATACGACGTTCAACCAGCGAGCGATAGACTTCTAAGAACTGCAAGCCCATGTGTGCTGGGTAAAGCCCCTGCGTCAATATGATATTCGGGTAGTAGCTGACTACATCTCGGTCAATGAGCTGATAATTCCAGTCTGATTTGTGGCTGACACATGCCTCACTGCTATGTAATCCCCCGATACCCATCCGATACACACCGTTACCGATACGTAGTCGCATTGACTCTAAAATACGAGGCAACTCAACTGAACCCTTGTCATTAAGCGTAAAGGTNGCATCCTCAATCAGCTTGAGGGCTTGCTTCATGCCATCTGAGGCAAACGTAATGTATGATGGCGGTACGTACTTAAACGTGTAAGCTGGATGTATCTCAGGGCGATAAACTCGCTTTTGTAGCCTTTTTTCCACTTCGGAACGTATGACCGCCTCAGCAATCTGAGCATCCGACTTAGACCTTAAATCTATACCGAACTCCTCAGACATGCTTTCACGCAACTTAATCTGAGGCTCAAGCTTCTTATACAGGTCAATCGTTGTTTCTAAGTCATTACAGCAGTATTCAACTAGCACCTTGCGGTCATTCACGGTGATAGATGCGTCAGGTTCAATAGGTAAGTCGCGTAGACGCTTAGAATTCAAGCGGCCACCGTACAACTTTAACCCCACCTCACCTGGCGCAACCTCAATCAAGTCAATGTGGTCAACATGCGATAGGTCAACACCGCCAAACTTGTCACGCACTTGCCATGACTTTAGACCGCCAATAATGATGGCATCAGACGCAGCTTTTAACTGCTCACAGGTCGCCCCATCTAAAGCCATCGCTAATATTGGCATATCGTAATGGTTACCGTTAAACGTCACTATTGTCCCGTCAGTAGGCAATGCTGGAAGCATGGGCTGACCTTCAAACATCTCTTGATAGAAGGTCAACCCTGTGTCCATATCACGCCATGCGACTAAGAAATAGTCACGGTAGCACTCTGTATCTAACGCATAACGTTTCATTCGTCGACCTCAATGCTACTAGACCCGACTTGGGTACGAGCGTCATACTCATCATCATTAGGCATATCGCATACCAAGTGAACGGTATCTTTGTCAGCCACATAAAAGCGACGAGCTAAATACTTCTCACCGTAGGGAGTGACGATAATTACCTCAGCGTATACATTAACGTCACTCGTCATCAGTGGCTCTAATAACTCAGCCAGCGTAGTCATTTAGGCCACCATCATGCCGTGCTGAACTAATAACTCATCAGTCCAACCTGCCGCAATCATCGCCTCATACGTAGCACCTTGCGCTGCTGGTGTCATTTGACGTACAGGCGTTGGTGGTACAGCTAAAAACGCTGGGTTAGCAGGAATAGGTGCTGGTGCTGGCATTGCCACTGGGTTAGCTGGCGCAGGAGTCACTGGCGCAAAGCCTGCTGGTGGTGTGGCCATCGCACCTGCTGGTAATGGTGCTGCACCGAAACCTGCTGATACTGGGTCAGGTCCAATGCTAATTTCTTCACCATAACCACTTAATGCGACCATCCGGTGATTGATAAACACGCCAGGTTGCGTAGTACTACCGTTACCATCCACATCAGCATTAACCTGTACAAAGTAGCCAAGCTTAACTGCATCAGGCTCAGTGATAACTTGT